CTCCTATTGTGATTTCATTATAGCAGACAGTTCGTTCAACGACAAAACCCCGCCATTTCTGGCGGGGCTCGTCAAACAGAATTATCAGCTAGAAACCTTGATGTTCTTTACAACAACAAAAGCGTCTGCGTTCTCAATCTGTGTACCAACACGGCAGTACATTGTGTACTCAATGGTGTCCTTCTTAGGCTTGAACTCGCGGTAGACCTGAATCTCTCGCTTGACTCCCCAAAGCATGTTCTGTGGGAATGTTAGCCATAGGTCACCGTGGTCACCTGTAGCTCCTGAATAGTCACCGTCCACTGTCTCAAGGAATAGTGGAACCTCCTGAGTTGGGATACCGAACATTGGTGTGCTTGAGAATCCCGCAGGACCATCAGTACGTACACCGTTGCGCGTAACTCCCTCTGCAACCTGCTCCAGTGAGATAAGACCTGATGCAGTCTGTGTTAGACCGTATAGGTAATCCTGAATTAGGTTAGAGCCAGTGAAGAACTTCAGGCCGTTACGGCGCTGCATGTACTTACGTGGCATAGCCTTAAGGGCCTTGTTTGCAGCAGCACGGTTAAGTGGCTGTCCCGCGTGGTCAACAACGTGTCCACCTGGAGGGCTAGCTTGCGCCAACCATCAAATGCCTTTAGTAGCGGGTCAGAAGTAAGAGCGGTGTTACCGTTAATAGCAACATCCTCAATGTCGTTACCAGCCTGCGTTGCCATAAGGCGCGCAATGTGGTCCTCAAGAGCCTCGCCCTCAAGGTTGTCCTCAAGAGACTCAGTTGAAAGCTCCCAGTCGAGACGCAACTTCTTTGTGGTTAGAGAAATCTTCGTGAAGACGGCTCCAGCGTTGACACCATCGTCAACAGCCTAAGTCGCAACACGCATTAGACGCTCTCCAACACCAACCTTGTCAATGTCCACCTCAGTTGAACGCATACGGATTGTACGTACCTGTGAACCAAGTACAGTAGCATCCCACATGTAGTCAATGAAGCGGTCTGCCTGCTCAGCGTTTAGAAGACCACCGCCACCAGCACCAACTTCGGTGGTACGGATAACCTTCTCTAGTAGTTCATTACTCATTCTGTTTGTGTCACCTCCATATTTCCTAGGAATTAATTATTGTAGGTCGGAAAGGCCGAGGAAGCGCCCGCCCCACGTAGAACCCTTACTCTTCTGTAGGGTTTCTTCCATTGACCCGCCGAGGTCGCCGGACTTCTTAATTGCAGTCTCAGACTCTACAACACCTAGACGCTTCTCAACGCCACCAATGTCAGTCTTTAGAGACTCAAACTTATTTACAAGCTCATCATGCTTCTTTACAAGCTCATCTACCTTGCTCTCGAATGTCTCGGTAGCCTTTGAAATTGCTTCATCTGCTGCCTTTGCATTCTTCTCAAGGCCAGACTCGATAGCAGTCTGTAGGTCACCAAACATCTTAGAAATGTCTGGGTCCTCAGTAGCTGTCTCGGTCTCAGTTGCCTCTTCAGTCTTTTCCTCGTCAGACTTCTCGGCTACTGCCTCTGTGCTTGATTCAACCTCGGTCTCTGCCTTACCCTCTTCAGCAACCTCGTCAACGACGGTTGCAGTTGAGCCAGCATCTACCTCAGTCTCAGAACTCTTGTTCTCTTCTGCCACGATTACACCTCCTTCATTATGTGCAGTTTCCTGCTTAGCGATTGGTTCCTCAGAACCGCTCGTGTTAGAAGAATTACGATTCGCGATGAGTGCAGAAACCTTTTCAGTCTTGTCGTCATCACTCTCGTATTCAAACCACCCGATGTTCTGCATTGCGGAACCACAGTTGCCACAAGAAACAGCCTCTTCGGTGGAAGTCTTAGCAATACCATCAGCTTCACAGTAGAAAACGTTCTCGGAACGAGTGTCTGCTACCATTCCCTTCATTACTGTGCTACCATCGGCAGCCTTAGTGATAGAGAATACATTAGCAAGCTGGTTTGCCGGAGAATCTACCAAGCTTAGTTCAACCAATTCATAATCCTTGACAAAGCGGATTGCCTTACCAGCATCCTTTACCCACTGTGTCTCGGCATCCTTGATTGCTCCACCGATAGAAAATCCCTGGAGCGTTCCGTCTAGAACCTTCTCCCAAGTATCCTGTGCACCCTTAGAAACATATACTGTAACGAAAATTCCGTTATAGAACTTCTGTGTTTCCTGGTCGAAGTAGGAGTCTTCCTTGAAATCAACCATGCGCCCAACCGCAATTGGCTGGTGCATTTCTCGGATGTTTCCACGGAAACGGCTGAAAGCACGCTGATTAGCTTCCTTGAGAACAATGTCTCCCTGGGAATCAGCGTTGTCTAGAGAAGCCCAACCTGATACCAGGCGGTTCTCCTTATCAACCTTAGATAGTGGCATCGTAAGACGAATATTGTCATCTTCAGAAGCCCATTGAGCCTTCTTAATCTCCATAATTAGATATTATCAGAGTTCTTTTCAAAAGCCAAATCATTCTCGTGGAAATGCTGGAAACGAAGGTTTAGGTAGATAGCACCACAATAAATAGCCATAGCTAGTGAGGTAAGACCACCTGTGTTTCTCCAATCCCCGGCAAAATATCCCATTGAAATGATTAGCCAATGAATGAATCCGACAAACGCTCCAATCGTTAGTGAATTTTCGGAGCCTCTAGCAAGGCCGTAAGACATGACTGCACCTACGGCCATTGCTACGATTCCCCAGGCTGCCTCTGGCATTACAGAGTTCAACCATGAATAGACATTCGCTGAACTAAACACTTCCCAGAAGGGGCTAGTTAGCCACAACCCCCATAGGAATGTATATACTGACAGCGTTGCTGCGGCTACTTTGTTGATAGGTCTTGACAATGCAAATGCCAAGCCTTCCCATGCCCTCTTTAGGAACTTAATCATTTAGTTTAGGCGGACTGTCTCCCCTCTCCTTGAGGATTTCTTGAATTTGTTGAGGACGCAGAGTCAGTCGAATTGGCTGCACGCTCCTGGTCCCTCTTTCTATTACCGGAAGCCTGTGTCTTTTGCTCTGCCGCCTGCTGAGGCTTAAGTTCCACTGGCTTGTCCCCGCCCTTGATTCCCGGAAGTCCCTTGCGTGCACGGACCTCGTTAGGCAAGTATGTGCCTAGGCGTAGGTAACGCTCATCAATCTTTGACTGAGTATCTTCGTCAGTCAATGAAAGCTCGTTCAACTTAAGTACAAATACGTCTGTCAATTCCTTGACAATCTTATTCAACTTCTTTTCAAGAACTCTCTGGTCTGGACGACAAACCTGTTCCTTGAATGTCTTGTCAGCATCCTTAGCCGCCGCCAAAGAGACACCCTCACCGAGTGACACCTTGGAGATAGGAACACCATGTGCCATAAGAATCTCATTCAGGTTGCCTTTTCGGTAATTGTTGAATGAAGAATCCTGAGTGCCAGTTTCAACAGGCTTCATCTCAAATGAAACCTTCTTGCCTTCCTCATCTGCTGGCAGGGGAACATAGAGTGTCCTGTGATTCTTACCCTTAAGTGACGCCTGGAAGAATTCTAGAATCTGCTGCTCTGACCTTGCTGAAAGATTACCACCCTTGATAACGATAACGTAACGAGGGACAGCCTTATTCTCAAAGTAGTCTAGGTTGAAGCGTGCAGAGAATTCATTTCCGGTGACAGCATTCATTGCAGCAACAACATCGGGAACACCATAGTATCCGTGTGTTGGTGAATACTTCTTGAAGTGAATAATCTCGTTGGGACGTGGGTCATGACCGATTGGGTCAACAGTCTCCGTGTCACCAAAGTTTCTGAAGAAAACAGCCCGGTTCGAAATAATCTGAATGAATCCGTCTCGCTGCTTTCTAATGCGAAGAGTTGTTGAAGGAATATGTCCAATGTAACCAATCTGTCCAGTTGTCTTACGACCAATCTCTAGGTAAGCATTTCCTGTTGTCTCGTAATCTGTCCAGAGCTTTGACAATGTCTCATCAAACTCGTCCTCTTCATTACAAGAGTCTAGCCAGTCGTTTAGTTGACGACGACCCTCAGAAAGCTGCTGCCTAATTCTAGATAGCTTAGCCTCATTCTCTTCAGCTCCATCGAGCTTTTCCTTCGTCTTTTCTGATTCTACGAACTGATATCCCAGTCCTGCTACGTTCTTTACCTTAGCCTTAACTGCCGCTGCGTGAGGGCTAGACTTCTCAAAGAGAGCCGCCAAGTAATCCAGATTGTAAGGTGGCATTACCACCTCAAAAAGGTTGTATCCAGTGACTTCGTCGCGCTCTTCTCGCTTTGTCTTGGCACCACCAGTACCTCTCTGGAACTTCTGGATTTCTCTGGTAGTCTTTCGCTTTAGGGCAGCAGTAATTCCGTCCATCTTGCGGACTTCATCTGCTGGTCTGGAGAATACATCCATCTCCTTGGAAGACGCTGAATACTCGACAATTGAGCCAACCTTGACTTCAATTTCGTCTCGCTCGTCTTCTGCTGATACAACCTTATGTGCCATTACTTAGTGTTTTCCTCTCGGAAAGCGGCTACGTCTAGCTCATCGGGGATTAGACCGAATGCCATACGGCGCTTCTGATTTTCGAATTCTTCATCTGTTACCTGCCTGTGACCAGACAGATATAGTGGCTTACCTTCGGTAATGCCATAAGAGCGAGCTGCATCCTTAAGCTCCTGGATGCGCTTCTGGTTACCCTTAATTGAGGCGATATTCAAGAAATTACCATCCTCATCACCTAGCAGGCGACCATCAGGCATTTCCCAGACGTATACACCCCAGGGAACCTCTTCTACGATTTGCTTTCTTGTAGTCTTCATGATTAGAATTATACCTTTACCTTTGCTTAAGGGCAAATTGTGGTAAGAAATGCGTCAAAATACAGAGTTAGTGTCTGTATTGTGTATCATCCCGCACCAGTAATCGACCAGTCAAAGGCGTAGCCCTTGTAACCACCTTCCGAGACATTTGCTGAAGATGAATCTGTCACTCTAATAGCTGCTGTACCAACCCATGTATCATAAATAGCATCTGCCATTGCTGCTGTGAGGTCTGTTGTGTATAGTGCTAGGTAACCTAGTCTCATTGGATATCCCGCAGACCCGGCCGAATTATTTCCAACATAAACTGCTGATGTTGTGGCACTGAAGACAGCAAGGATATTGGTGCCACTGTCCTGCTGAAATTGTGGCGGGTGATGTAACAGCAACGCCATCTACATACAGGGCTGATAGACCAGTAAATACCCACTGACCTGAGCCATTTGTTGTGATAGAAGCTGAGCCAACTGATAGCACAGTCTTACTAGCTGTACTAGAAGAAAACTTTACTGCCATTTCAACTGCATTATATGGGTCAAAGTCTGTATCGGCAGGAATTGATAGTCCATTGTTTACAGGAAGAAGAACTCCAAGATTATCACTGAAACTAGCTGGCTCTCTATTTGAATCAGAAAGCGTAACTGTCAATGGGTCAACGAATGTGGCTAGAAGAGCTTCGTCACTTCCAATAATGTTCTTGTTCTTGTAAAATACAAGCTTTAGGTTGTCTACATACGTCTGTTCTGTGGTTGTTGGGATTGTGATTCTTACGGAGATTCCAAATCCGCTGGATAGTGATTGCGTACCAACAATAGAGGAACCGTTAGTCACTGGAGTCCAAGTTGTTCCATCAATGGATGTCTCAACAGTGATTGTTCCTAGAGAGTCCCATGAGATTCGTGAACCATTCAGTGTAATACCTGCGCCAAGGTCTGAATCTACAGCGTACTGGTATGTCCATGTGCCACCGAGCCAACTATCAGAAGTCTCGTCATACAGATTTACCAATCTGTTATTTACTTCCGTAAGTGCATTGAATAGACCCTTGGTCCATGAATCAACATTACCAAATGACAACGTTTCGTATACGGAAGCTTTCTCGTCACAGAATTCATAATACTTACCACCATTGTTGAGTGATAGATTGATGATTTCTGGATAATCAATTCCATTGTAGTAATGCTGATTGATTGTTGCAGAGTCGATTGCATAGTTGTATACTGCTGGGGTATCAATAACTACAGAGGCAGCAGACGTTGTCTTTAGATTAGTTGTAGTATCAGAGAACCCGGTCGAAATCACAGATTCATCGACATCAGCACTGGCAACCACTTGACCGTTCAGGTAAAGTGAGATAGACTGTCCGTCGTACACACCAACAACGTGGTAGATTTCTCCTGCGTCCAGATGTGTGTAAACTGCATCAATAGTTGTGCTGAAAGCTACGGAGAATCTAAGATTCAATCCGTCAATGAAAATACCGCTGTTGTTACGAGCCATGATGGCTGACGTACCACTCTGTGGCTTAATCCACGCCTCTAGAGAAAACGAGCGGGTCTCCTTACCCTGAATCATTACAGAGCTGATTGGATAATTGATTGTGTCGCCTGAGTCGACATACTGAGCAGCGACACCACCCGCAACAATTGGGCGGGTTGTCGTTGGAGTGCCCGAATACGTGGCATTAGCGCCATATCCAGAGTCATCATTCAGCGGAAGACTATCAAAGGACCACAGACCGATTGGGCCGTCCTTTCTAATAGTATA